GGCGCTCATTTCCTCGGCGGCCTTGTCCCAACCGGTCGGGTGCGCCTCCTTGAGCGCGTCCCGGAGGTCCAGAGCGGCATTGGTTTGGTTGATGGTCGCCTGTGTCATGTCGATCTGGGATTGCTCGCCATCAGCGGTGGCCTGAGTCTGCGCCACCTGAGCATTCTCGGCGTCGATCCCCGCTTGCTCCACCGCACCGGTCGCGTTCTCCAGGTCGGTCGCGGCCTGCTTGCCCTCCAGCTGGGCGGCCTTCAGATCCAGCTGGGCCTTACGTGCCTCTTTGCTTCCCGCACCGTATTCCTTGATGGTGTCGGCCAGGGTTTCCTGGGCCTCTTCCACGCCGATTGCCGACTGCTCCTGGGCCAGCTGCGCGGATTCAATATCTATGTGGCCCTGCTTGGCATCTGTCAGGGCCTGTCCGTAGTCCCGGACTGCCTGTTTGCCGTCAACCACGGACTGGTTGAAGCTGATCTGAGCCTGCTTGTAGTCCTGGGTGGCCTGCTTGGCGTCCACGGTTGCCTGCTTGACCGCCTGGTCCGCTCGGGCGAGTGCCTGCTGCCGCTCAGCGGCGCGCCTGGAGAAGTCTACGAACGTCTGCAGGCTGTCGCCGGCTGTGCTGATCGCGTCGGAGAATCCACTGGTGGCGTTGCCCAGGTTGGAGAGCCGACCTTCGAGGCCCTTCGCCTCGCCGCCGGCGGCGTCCATGCCCTTGGCGGCCTGGGCGACGCTGCCCTCGACATCCTTCACGCCACCCTGAGCGGCCTTGGAGGCTTTCAGCAGAGCCTGCGCGTCACCACCAAAGGTCAGGGTGGTCTGATTTCCAGCCATCAGTCCAGGTCCAATCCAGCTGAATCTGCTACATCCTGGAGCGATTCTTCGAGCGTCTTCTGGATCTTTGCCCGCTCATCCTGGAGCGCCGGGTACAGGTACCGTCCGTCCTTCTGGTAGGGCCGGGGTACGGACTTGGCCGGACCCACCCGTCCGCCGAAATCCAGCCAGGGCACGTAGGGCGCACGTTTGGATCCCTCACCGACTCTAACAAGTGTTCTACTCGATTTGGCTTTGATGGTTCCAGCGGCGCGGCCGGTGCGACGGGGCATCCTGGCCCTGCCGTAGTCCACCACCACTCCAGCGGCGGCGTTCAGGGCCAGACGGACAGCCTTGGGCAGGCTGTTGTCCAGCTGCTGGAGCGCACGGGTGAATTCGCGTAGTCCGCTAACGGCGATGGTGGGCCGCATTCTCCAACTCCCTCCTCTGCGCCTTTCGGGCGTAGTACATCTGCCAGTGAATCCACTCGTCGCCCGTCATGGTGGCCCGCAGCTGGCCTACGGTCATGTGCAGCTGTGTAGCCAGGTAGAAATCGAACTCCAGACCCGGATCAGTCTCGAAGGCTTTTGTAGGCCGCCTTCGGGGCTCCTCCCCGGGCTCCGGTCAGCTCCATGATGCGGTTCACCACGGCTGAGGTGATGCTGGCGGGAGCGTTTTCCAGCCAGTCGCTCGCCTCATTTAGAGTGAGTCTGGGGTCGAGCAGTCCGACGGAGACGGCGTAGGCCTCACCGCGGCGTACCGCTTCAACGTTCGGATCGTCTCCAGTGATCTTCCCGACCGTGAGCCACTCGCCCCGGGTAAGGCCCCGGACCCGGATCCAGTCGGTAGTGAGGTTTCCATCCTGGTCCAGCACCGGGACTTCGACGCGGTCCTCTGGGTGGCAGATGAGTAGTAGAGCCGACTTTTCCATGTCACACCTGCGCGGTCGAGTTGACAGCGTCTGACAGCTGCCCGTCCATGCTCCAGGTGACGTAGTCCGCCACCGGGGAGGATTCGGTGTAGCCGGTGATGACGATGTTCACGATGTCCTGGGGCTTGCCGGATCCGGTGCCCTCCGGCCGGCGGGTGAGCGCCACGGTGGTACCGATGAGCGGCTCGATCAACGCGCGGGGCCCCGTGGTGGCGGTGCTGTCGTAAAGCCCGTCGCATTTGAATGATCCGTCGCCCAGCCCACCGGCGTAGACGTGGTCGTCCTTGCCGTAGGTGGTGACGTCGTGCGAGTCGGCCTTCCGCGCGAACTCCGAAGATTTGACGTACTGCGAAATGTCCGTGGTGCCGAGCTTGATTACGGTGACCTTGGTGTGGACCAGTGCCATGACGTGCCCCTCTCAGGCTGAAGCTCCGACGATGATCACGTCGTAGGTGACGCCGGTAGTGCCGGCCGAGTTGGTGATGGTCAACAGATCAGCCGTGCCCGCGGTGACGGCGATACCGGTGGCATCCGGTGCCCACCACTCAAATTTGCCGCCTGGTTTGACGGGCATACCGTCTCCAGCGGCCAGGAAGATGGGCACGCCGTTGCTGGCGGGCCGGGTGACGTTGACATTGTTGGTGTTTGCCGCCGCTGCCGTGATCACGATTCCCTTGATCCTGGCTAGGGTGAGCGTCGCCCCGAACGAGTCGGTTAGCGCGCCGGCTAGGTCCAGGTCCTCAGTCGCGCTCGCGGCTAGGGTCCGCTGGTCGTGGAAGATCAGATCAGCCTGGTTGGCACCGGTGCCCGTGGCGAGATCGATCCGCTTGGTATACGTCAGGCTGTCGGTGGGTGTGCTGAGGTCAGCGGTTTTGACGCTGGCGGCCTGGATTGTGGTTTCCACCCGGGTGGTGAGGGTCATGATCTACTCCCAGAGATTTTGCAGCCGCAGATGATGGCCAGGTAGGTCACTCCAGCTATCTGGTAGGTGCCCACCTCCACCTCTTGGATATCTATCACATCGAATGTGGTCGTTTGTCCTGTTTGTAGCGCCTGGATAACCGACGTCGGGCCAGACGTCCGGAGGTAGTCAGATAGCACCTGTCTGGTCGGGCGGTCGTCGGGCTTTCCCACCACCACCACCACGTCAAGGGTGTATGACTCCACCTCGTTCCCATACGTGAGGTATTCCCACGTTTTGGGGTAGTAAACCAGTGCCGCCGGCGGAGTGACGGTCGGAGCGGGCCAGCCGAAGGACTCCAGCCCCGCGATGGTCCGGAGTCTCCAGGCCAGCTCATCCATGACGTCTGCCAGGATCACGCCAACCCCCAAGCCCGGACATAGGGCCCTAGGGACACCCGTACGTCCGGATCAACGGTGGCCAGCAGACGCATCTCACTGCCGTCCGACGGGCTCCCAGCGATCCCGTAGGGGCTGTCCCGGCGGGCCATGAATCGGCTCGCCTGGAGTAGGCAGGCTTGCTTGACGGCGGTGGGTACAGCCGTCCACCCCCACTTGGCGGTTATCTCCACGTCCCCATCGTCTGAGGACGCCGCCACCGCGGAGCCAAGGACAAGGTGCGTCCAAACCTTGCCCTTGGCCACCGCCTTCCGGGGACCGTACTCAAAATCGGTGGTCACCACTCCGAGAATCGTCACGACCACGCCGGTTGTCGTGTCCAGATCCTCAATGGGTACCACCCACCGTTTGATCCGCCGGTCCCAGAATGCTGTGTACTCCCACTGTGTCGCGGCGGCCAGCTGCCCGAACTGCCGACCGACCGCCTTGTCGATAGCCCGGCTCGCGGTGGTGACGGCCAGGGCGAGCTGGACGTCATCGACCGCGTCAGTCACCCGCAGGTAAGCCTTCAGATCGGCGGTGGTGCAGTAGTCCGGAGCCCATGTCATGGCTACTGGCCTCCCATGATCTGTGAGAGCAGTGCTCCCCCGCCACCGGCGGCCACAGCCACTCCAGCGACCAGGTAGAACCCCCGCTCCAGGGTCTTGATGCGCCCATCGAGCGTGGTTACGGCAGCTTTGACCTCACCCACGTCCTCTTTTATGCCCAGGATTCCTTCCTCGATCCGAGCCAGACGCTCGCTCTCAGCCATCAGGCACCGCTGACCGCGAGCACGGTGCAGTGGGTCACGAACGTATCGGTAGCGCCCCCGCTGGTCACCTTGATTCGCAGCCACGGGCGGGCGGGCTGCACCTTTACCGCGAAAACTGAGTGGTCGTCTCCGGTTCCGGCCGCCAGCGCACCCGCGACGACGGCTGTCACCGCGGTGGCG